CGTGCCATCTCTGGCGCAATGTTGTCACGAAGCATGTCACGATATAGATCAATACTATTCTCTACATGATCTTCGTAGAAGCGTTGCCACCGTGGACTGAATGGATGTCCGCTTCCTGATCCCTGTTTAATCCCATCCTCTGGGCGTTTGCGCCACCTGTCAGGGTAGTAGAAGTCCGGAAGTGTGTCCACATACCGCCTACTCTCTTCGTTCCATGTAAGCCCTGCCTGATGCTTCATCAATTGACGAGCAAGGAATACAGGGACGCAGCACCGTAGCTGAATAAAATTATGGCGGAAAGGAGTATCGTGACGGTGCTTAGCCAGATAGTTAATGAGTTTGACATCTCTACCTTCCAATGTATCTGCTGACTTGTTAAAGCTAACTCGTGCAGAGTTTACAACTGACAAGTCACCGCCTGACGAATCAATCAATTCTACTTTCATCTACCCCCTCCCACTGTGTAGTAATCAAGTACACGCTCAATTGCTTCCATCAACTCTACATCCAAAGAGTCTTCTGCTTGCAAGTAATCATACTGCCATTGTAGTTCATTACGAATGATGTCATCAACATCTTCTAGCTCAACTGTATGAATCATATTCACGTCTCCTACGACAAAGGGGCTTACGCCCCCTCGTTTGTATCTTTGAACTTAGGTGACAATCCCCTAATCCATGTCTCATTGAATGCAGTATAACCAAGGTTCATAACCCTGTCTTTACAATACCAATTCAACTCCATGAGTTCTGAGAATGTTTCACATTCCTCAACCTTTTCGTAGTAGTAATCTACTAGATCAGTGAAGTCACTAATCAGTTCCTGTGGAGTCATCCTCTACTTCCTCTGCTGGTAAGCTGGATTTTACGATAGCTAGGTAGTGCTCCCGAGAAGCAGTAGCTATCTCAAAATCTACTTTAGCTATATCAATCTTACGAATGGAATGCATATACCCATTTAGTGCAGCTTTACATACGTCAGACAGATCATCTACTTTGTATTCCGCACCGTCTATCGTTACTGTTTCGCTCATGCTGCTTCCTCCTTTACAAACACTCCATCTACCATCTTACCCTTACGGGTACAGATGACATCGTATGCACCACGCAATGCTTCACGTGCATCCATACCCATCAAGTCAGCTAGGATGATTAGCACTACTTGCATATCTCCAATAGCATCTTCAATCTCTTCACGATCATGCATTTCAATTGCAGCTTTTAGTTCATCAAACTCTTCCTGCAACTTATCTAGCTGACCTTCAATTGTACCCTCATCAAGGATGCCTTTGTCTTCAGCCCAACTTAAAATCAAATCATTCAGCATCAGCCTTCTCCATTAGTTCATTAAAGCGCATATTTAAATGCTCTAGCCTATGGCAATTAGGGCATAACATTAAGCACTTGTCAACCTCTTTAAGTAGCTCTGCCTTTTTTATCCTACCTATTTGAGCCCCTATTCCAAAGGATTTGTTGGCAGGTTCAATATGATGAAAGTCATAGAAGCCTAGCGTGTCATTTTGCAAGCCACACTTTTCACATTTGTTACCTCTGTATTCATACAGATACAAAAGTAACTTAGTTCTATATCTTTTTGATTTTGTCATCATAAAAAAAGAGTAGTTTAATGTCATACTCAGGACTGTGGAGAGGCCACGTTAAGGAGGTGTAGTCTTAATATAACATTAAGTTATATAATGTCAACCCCTATCCGTGACAACTGAGGCATTCTTCTCCGTCACCATCTTTGAGTGCCACCCTATCTACAGACATACCTACCTTATCGGCAGATACACCAGCAGATGTACGTAGGTAGTAGAGTCCTTTCAATCCTTTCTTCCATGCATCAAAGTGAACTTTGTTTACGTACGGCTTAGGTGATCCAGCAGGGAAGAACAAGTTAACACTCTGACCTTGGCATATAAAATGCTGGCGCTTGGCTGCATGTTCTACAACCCATGCTTGGTCAATCTCAAAGGCAGTCTTATACACTTCCTTGATTTCATCTGGCAAATCTAAGTGCTGAACACTACCCTCATTAGAGATGATGGACTTCCATATCTCAGGGGTATTCATTCCCAGTTCTTCCAAGTCTCTTTCTAAGTATACATTCTTAACCAAGTGTGCTCCTGCACGTGTACGGTGTGTGAATGCATTACTCTTTAGGGGTTCGATAGATGCTGAGCAACCACATATAATACTGCTATTGGCATTAGGAGCAATAGCAAGGAGGTGAGCATTTCTTCGCCCAGTTCCAACCATGTCTGGTGCTTCTCCTTTCTCCGTACCAAGTTTGATTGTTTCTCCAAGAGCTAACTCCTTGATTCGCTTGAACATTCTGTAATTAGAAGAGGATGCGAATACACTTTCCCATGCATACTTGTTACGTTGCAGGTAGCCATGAAAGCCCATAGCACCTAAGCCAATGGAACGTTCCCGCTGTGCACTGTAACGTGCCTTGCTAATGTCATCAGGTGCATGTTCAATGAATACATCTAAGACATTATCTAGTAGGCGTACCAAGTCACCAATCATATTGGTGTCACACCACTCATCAAACAACTCTAGGTTGACAGAAGATAGGCAACACACAGCAGTACGATCTGTATCAGTGGCTAGGTGTATTTCATTACAGAGGTTAGAGCCATAAATCTTAAGGCCCAAGTCTTTCTGTGCCTGTGGCATATGCCGATTGGCAGTGTCGATGAAGTTGAGGTAGGGTGAACCTGTACGGAAGCGAGCCTCCAGTAGTCGTTGCCACAACTCACGAGCGGGTACTGTCGTACGTACGACACCTGTGCTTGGATCAATCAAACGCCATTCATCACCCTGCTCAACTGCATCCATGAAAGCATCTGTTACATTCACAGCATTGAATAGGTTGAAGCATTTACGATTGATGTCACCACCTGTAGGTACTTTGAATTGCATAAACTCTACAATCTCTGGATGAGATATGTCTAGGTATGCAGCATAGCTACCCTTACGTGTCTTACCCTGTTTGTATGCAGTCATCTGTGCATCGACAACCTTCATAAAAGGTATGACACCCGGAGCCTTATCTGTTACAGGACGAACAGAAGACCAGTGACCACCAACACCACCACCCTTGACAGACAACCATGCAACCTCTGCATTGTGATCAATCAAACTATCCAATGTGTCATCTACGTATGTAAGGAAACAAGAGATAGGCAAGCCTGATGGTTTCTGATCTGGGAGGGGAGCATTACTTAGCACAGGAGAAGCGAACATGAACCATCGCTTAGATGCGTAATCGTAGATTCTTTGTGCAAAGTCTAGGTCGCCCTGTGAATAGGCTACAGAAGCTCGTGCAAGGGCTTCCTGTGGATCTTCATTGGGTAGGCAGTAGTAGTCTACTAGTAGTGACAAAGCCTGCTCAGAGAAGCTCTCGTTGCGTGACAGGTCAATGTCTATACCTAAGTGTTTCTTAACCACGATTAGCCTCCTTCACATGCTTATACATCTTACTTAGTGTCTCTTCAATCTGATGCAATTCCATATACTGTTCTTTACTCAACTCTTCACCACCCATCTTGACAGCTCTAATCATGTCATAGGTGAATGCGATTAGTTGCTCTGTTCTATCTACACGTAGATGAAACTTAACTTTCTTAACATCCATTACCAATTCTCCCCACGAGTCTTCTCCATCAAGTCAATCATCTTATTTAAGTACCACCTTGCTTTCTTAGCATCCTCTACAGGATCGTTCTTACTCCACATACGGGAGCCAAGGTACTTCAATACGTTGCCATGACAGTAATGGATTGAATCATACTCACCTAGCACATCTACAATATAATCAATTGTTTCAATGCTACCTTGGTTGTAGTGTTCAGGCTTCTCTACAGGATCGAAGTCCATAATACTTTCTACTGTAGCTATCTCTGATTCTGTAAGTTTGTAACTCATCATGCATTACCGAATGTCTTAGTGTTAGGTCGTAGCTGTACAACCTTACCTTTACTTTTTAGTATGGCTTCATGCTTAGCTGCTTCTTCATCAGCTTCCATCTTTTCCACCTTACTAAGGTAGTGATCTTGTACTCGTAGCATAAGCTGTGGATCTTGTCCCATGAGATCGACACAAGCGGCTACCATACCAGTGAACATCTCTAGCTGATCCACAACCTCTACATCTAAGCCGTCCATGTTGCTGTATTCAATTACAACATCCATTTCTCCACCCCACGCACCATCTTCAGTTAGGTTGGGGTATAGTGCTACTGCAGTAGATATATCTCTGTTCTTCATTTCTTCACCTCTTTCTTAGCAGCTCTCTCTGCTTGTGTCTTAGTGTGATGGCAAGACTTGCACAACACTTGCAACCCATCTACTTCACAGAATAGACGCTCTACAAATGCTGGCAAGTCCTTGTATGTACGCAAGCTTCCACATGGATTTATATGATCCACTTGAACGTCCTTGCCCTTGTGCCACTTCTTGCACTCTGCGCATTTATATTCATACTTATGCCTCTTGCCAGTGACGGTACGCTCCGCAAGCTTACGTGCTTGAAAACGTACGGGGTAACGAGAGAATGCACCACGTAATGCGGTGCGTATGAATTGGAAGTAACGAGCTTCTGTCCATGTATTCCCTGCTCGACACTTTTCTCCACGCTTAGGCTTGCGTACTGCCATTACTCTTCCTCTACAATCTCTATGTAACTAACAATCGGTGGACTCTTAGCACTAGAGGGGATGGATTCACGTTCAATGATGGAAGGCCAGCACTTGTACTTGTGTCTACACCAATGACACTCAGGGTTGAGTATGGTGTTGCCTGTTGCCTTACCTCTGAATGTTTCAGGGATAGGCTCAAAGCATCGTTCAAATACATTTGCTTCTACATCATCCGCTGTCTTCTCTATCTTAGCAAGCTCAGCTTCTACGTCAACCTCTTCTGCTGATACATACTTGAAGTCACCATTACCTTTATTGATAACCCACCATCCACCAACTTCCTTGTTAAGTGCAGTGGCGTAACCTACAAGTTGACCAACATATCCAAAGCTATCGTGTTTGTGTAGTGATTGGAATGACTCAAACTTATTTGTATATGACCAAGGTGATGCACTCTTAATGTCATCCACCCTACCATCCATTGTCAGGTCATGTGTTCCATGTATCTGATGCTTACCAACTTTAAGTGTGCTTCCATAGCCATCCTCAAAGTCAACACCAGCTTCTGTCAATATACCTTTGAATGCAGCCTCTACAATATCCCCAATAAGCATGTTCATTAGGAATGTTGTGGAGGTTTCTTGTGCACCCTCTGGATCATTCTTGTCATACCACAACTGGCACTTGGGTCTACCAACATTAGACATACGTAGCGTAAACTCTTTGTTGTTCATGCTACGGGAGAATTGCTTACGTAAAGCTTCCTCCATGTCAGCGAGGATACGTTTGATTGTACCCTCGCTCATGCCAGCTTCACCCTTACGTGCTTTGTTCAGGTACGTGTGTACCTTTAACTCTGCAGGGTGATTCATGTCTTACTCCATGTCTATGAAATCTTCAACCAACTCAGCTTCTTCTGCAGTAACTGTGTCAGTGTGCTTCTCATTCCACGCATTGACAATGTACTCATTGTAGCTGTTAACCCATTCAGCAAATGCTTCAAAGGTTTCTTGATCTGCTTCAGTGATTGGAGTGTCAGCCTTAGCCAACTCTACAAGTGGGGTAGCAAAGGATGCACCATTAGGTAGGTCGTGGTTCTCTGTAGTTAGAGTGATGACCTTCTGTAGTGGTAGCATACGCATCTTAGTGATACGAGCCAGTGTATCACCCATAGTTTTGAAAGCATCCTTGTTGTCTACTTCCCAGATTACAGGTGTAGTAGCTACATCAATAGGCTCACCATTCTCATCTACAGGATCAATCAATTCAACTTCACCAAACAGTACACGTACACGTTTGATTGAACGAATCAAATCCTGCATCTCTTTAGGCAGTGCCTTGAAGTCTTTGACATAGCCACTTGGCTTACCGCAATTGAAGCCACCCACATTATCCTTAAGATCCTTGTTGAGTGAGTCACCCATCAGAGTCTTCTGGAACTGCTTAGTGTCAGAAAGGTAACGCTTGTACATGAAGCGTTGCATGAACATACGGAAGTTAACAGACTGTGCATATGCAAACTTACCATCACCAATCTCTAGTCGGTAAGAGCCTGCTTCAACAACTTCCATTTTCTTTTTCTTACCTTTCACTTCCACTTCACCCATAACAGGTGAGTGCCATATACGGAAACGTGCAAGGTTAGATTGTTTGCTACCTTCACTTACAGCTTCAGCAATACCCATTGCTTTAGCCATGTCTGCAAAGTTACCAGTGTTTAGTGTTAGTTCATTACTCATAATAGTTCACCTATCTTACTTACATTTATATGTATCATTGGCCTGTGACAAACGGATCATATCATGTGACATCAGTTTGATCAAGCCAATTATTTCCAAGTTTTGCTTCTAGTAGTAGAGGCACGTTTAAGTCAATGCCAAAGGTCGTAGATACGACATCATTAAGGTTGGTGTTAACATCCCTAATAATCTGTATCACATCCTCCACCTCATCTGGGTGTATGTCTATAACAACAGAGTCATGTACAGAGTTAACAAGCAAGGACTTCTTACCCTTGAGTGCATCTTCGATAGCCATAAGACAAGCAGGTACTATGTCTGCGGTAGCGAATGATTGCACAGGGTAGTTCTTAATCGCTGTGTAATGTGTAACAGTGCCGTCAGGCTTACGTCTTACATCAGGAAAAGAGAACTGCCTACCACTAGGCGTTGTGATTCTACGGTGTGTCAGAGCTTCTGACGCTAGGTTCTTATGCCATCTAGCTACCCCCTTGTACTTAGTTGTGAATTGATTGTAGTAGGCTGCTTGTGCGGGTGTACGACCAAAGCCAGTAGCACCATACAAGGGAGCGAACGTATGCATCTTAGCGTCCTGCCTAGATGTAGGCTCACCTGCCTCTGTGATTACCTTAGCTGTATAGCTATGCACATCGAATCCATTCGTAACCTCATCTATGATTGTTTCATCTTGAGACAAGAATCCTGCAACCCTAAACTCTAGCTGTGCGAAGTCAGCCTCCATCATCTTGCCACCTTCCCAACGTGATACAAACACACGCTTAACAGGGAACGTACCACCACGAGGCATGTTCTGCATGTTAGGATCACGACCAGAGAAGCGACCCGTTGATGTTATGTGCTGGGTCAATCTAACGTGTAGCAATCCATCAGGCTTAACAAAGCTAGCTATACCCTCTACGAATGAGGATAGGTAGGAGTCTAGAGCTGATAGCCTACGCAGCTTAGAGAGGAACTCAGCGGCTTCTGTAAGTCCTTTAGATGTAGCCACCTTCTCCATGTAGGTTAGGTTGTCCTTGCCACAGCCAAAGCCATTGGCGCTATGCCACTTAGCATTAGGTGCAGAGAACTTAAGACCAGCAACTTCTTTTGTAGGGCGGTACTTAAAGCCAGTGGCATTACATTCAGGACACTTGTTAGGTGACTTGAACTTACTACCATCCTTCTTAAGTTTGTAATACTTACCACTGCCATGACACTTGCCACACTTGATAGCCTTTGTCTTGTACACAATGTCAGACATAGCCTTGACACCCGCTTTAAACTCTGTGTCTTTCATGTATGGATTGAAGTAGTTAGCCCACTCAGTCTTGCTCTTAGGCTTACGACTAAACACAACCCATGATAATTGCTCTGGTGAGTTTAGGTTGATAGGTGTATCACCCATTAGTTTGTGCACATGATCCTGCAACTCACACTCTATCTGTTGCTTCTCTTCCATGAACTCCTGTCGTACATACGACAACTGCCCCATGTCCACCTTGATACCATTGCGATAGATGCGAGCCAGTGTTAAACAAGTACGCATTGTCAAGTCTACTATAGGCTCAAGAGATTCATTCTCTTCTAGCAATAGGCGGTGCTTAATGTTGTTGTACAAGTCACGAGTGGTTAGCAAGTCGTAGCGTAAGTACTCATCTAACTCAGCTAATGGAATCTCATTAACAGGTACACCTTTCTTCAGGTATTCCTTAAGTGTGTCTTGCTTCTGAAACTCTAGTCCATGTCTCTCAGCACATGCATCAAGAGACAGTGGCTCTTTCATACCCTTAAGTAACACATACTCACCCAGCATGGTGTCGAATATCTCACCTTCATAGGTGAAGCCACTCTCCCATAGCCATAGTAAGTCGTGGTTAAGGTTGTGTCCTACAAGTAGCGTACATTCATCAAGCATAGCTTGCACCTGTGAATGCTCTGCGCCTGTACTCTTATGTTCTACATGATCGAATACAAACGTGCGAGGCTCACCGTCAAGTGGCAACACACCTACTTCAACTAAAGAATTGGTTGGTTCAAACGGATCGAAGTGCTTCTTACCATCACGCTTCGTTACCGTATTCTCCACATCTAATATTACTATCATCTAATGTCACCTCTTTTGTAGCATCTAGTGGTATCTGAAAGAACTTCTCACCACTTTGTATATACTTATTGCTCACCTCTACTAGGGGTGAAGCTAGTACATCCTTCGACCAAAACATAATCGCCTTGGTCTTAATCGAATTGATTATAATGAACAGCGTCTTAGAGTTACAGAACTTCTTCTTTCTCTCTGGTAGCTGTACTGAATCAAAGGGGAAGTCATTAGTTTTCCATGCATGTTTAACTTCACACTCAACGTAGAATGTCTTGTCACCCTTTGTAGCTACTAAGTCTTGAGCATATATGTCAGGATGATCCTTAACTTTATACCCATACTTCTCTAGCAGGGAGGCTGAGTGTATTCGTGCAGCTAAGTCATTGTCTTCAAACAACTTCTTGTCAAATCTTTTATGAATCATACAAGATACCTACCCACCGTGTAGTCTAGGTTACAAGTTACATAGCCATGCCACCCTGTTAGTTTGTTCTTAACTAGGTTTATGTGGCGCTGTGTATCTTCCTCTTCCATACCCTCAACTGTAGGGTTCTTACTGATGAGTGCCATGAGGTCAGCCTCTGCCGCCTTACCCGTCTTACTACCTTCCATCATAGATTGGTTGAGTACAACCTTACCTTCTGCTTCTGCTGATAGCTGTGACATATAGAAGATTGCACACCCATACTCTTTGGCTATCTGTCGTGCATGAATAGCACAAATCTTAAGGGCTTGATGTTCACTAGCACCGCTTGCAGAGTTAGCAAACTTGTCACCCATATCTAGGATGATTATGTCAGGCTTGTATGACTTAGCAATGCTCTCAACCCAGTGCATATCTTGCCCCGTAGCATCCTTAATCTTTATCCTATCCTTGACATTAGCCCAACGTGCTTGTGCTTTCTGTGGATGCTGTGCCACTTCCTTGAGTGTCATACCTGTAGCTGCTGTTAGGTATCGTGCACCTACACGGTGAGTGCCTTCCTCATTACATAGCACAACACAGTTGGCACCCTGCTCTGCAAAGCCATTAGGCCCAGCTACAAGTGAGGCATGGAAAGAAGTCTTACCAGTGTTAGGTCGTGCACCCACAACAACAAGATGCCCATCGTTCACACCTTCAACCTTAGTACCTAGTGTAGGTATGTTGAATGTCCAGCGTGTCTCTAGGTCGTTCTTCTCAAGCAGAGTGTCAATCTCCAGATCATCCCAGTCAACATTAATCTGTGGCATGAAGTCGTCTTGGTAATTTGACAGCAACCTACGGAGTGGTTCAAGCGAGCTACCGCCACCGTTAACATATTCAAATCCAATGTTTGCAATCTCTTCTCCTAAGTATTGTTGGAACAACTTGGATAGAATGTCTTGCGCTACATCAGATCCAATGGGCTTCTCTTCCCGTAGCTTGGAGAAGATTGTGTTGTATGCTTGCTTCTGTGCAGTAGTCATCGAAGGATTCTGCGACATGAACAAACCTTCCAGTTCATTCACCGTAATATCCCTGCCATACTTGTGCATAGCCTCGTCTACTGTGTGCTTAACCTTGCGAATGTCCTTGCTGAATAGCTTATCAGGACATTTAGCACCCTTGTGATCTTCATAAAAGTCTTTGTTTAACAAAGACTTGACTATTGATAATTCCATATCACACCTCTAGTGTTTCTATTAGCTTAGCTAACTTAGCTAAATCTTGTGGCTCACGATACTTGAAGTCATCTGTGAGGCGAATGACCTTAACAACATCGACATAGCTTGACAAGTCATTCTTGATTGCCAGTTGCTTATCCAATGCATCCCTATCTAACGCAACGATAACACCCTTGTAGTTCTCAGCTATGAATGTACGCTGTGGTAGTGTCAGTGATGTGCCTAGTATAGCTACACCATCTACCCCCGTACACTTAGCTACATGGTAGGCGCTGATAGCATCCTCCACCAGAACTCCATAGCGGCTATCTGAGCCACGTTTGATGTAGGGTATAGGAGCATTGCCATACCGCTTCCATTTAAAGGGAGACGGCCTTACAGAGCGTCCTACGGCATCTACCATCTTGTTGTCATGATAGACAGGGAACACCACCCGATCCTCACGCACATCATATAGCACATCCTTAGTGTCTACATCCCATGATTCACAAAAGGTTATGCCTGCATTGAACTCATTGCGTAGGCGCACTAAGTTTTGTGGCATATCGAATGTCGTATGTACGACACTATCATCCTGCTCAATACGCTTACGCATTAATTCCCTTATGTCATCAGCACTCATCCCTGTATTGACACCACCATGCAACTTGCAGCTAGCTTTGTAGCAGTTGAATAGCAGTGTACCCATATCGTTAGTAACAGTAAGTGTGTTCTTACCATTGCATTGTGGGCAGTCACCACGCCAGCGTTCACCTGCACGTATATCTAGATTAGATACAAACTTACGTATCTCCATTACCCAATCCCCTCATGTTCATAGCCACAGTAGCACCCGCTAATGTGTTCTTCATATATGGCTTGACAGATTGAGGGTTAGCATGACCAGTGACCTGCATGATTTGAGCTATACCAACACCACTCTCTATCATTTCAGTGGTAGCAGTACGCCTCATATCAGATAGCCTCAAGCTCTTAGGTAACTTTGCAATATCTAGTATACGCTTGTGGTATATACGTACACTCTGATGCCCGTAGGGAGCAAAGCCATCTTTTATTGGGTGGCTTATGTTAGGTACAACATATTTCTGCCAGCCAAAGTCCTTGTACTGTTGCTCAAGCATGTCACGCAACCCCGCACTTGCAGGTAGTAACACCCTAGCTCTACGCTTGGATTGTGTTAGGTCAAGCACTCCCTTCTCTCTGTTGTACATATCCCATGTGAGGGTACGCATGTCACACACTCGTTGCCCCCACTCGTATGCCATGTGAGCAATCAATCCAATGTTACGGTACTTGAAGTCAGAGTAGGCAGCATCTAAGTATTGCTTAACCTGATCCTTAGTCCACATCACTTGGCGTGTCTCACTGCTCACCATCTCTACACCCTTGACAGGGTTGGACTTAGCATACCCATACTTGATAGCCCACCCGTACAACCTCCTACCTACAGATAGGATACGCTGTGCCATGACAGGCCCACGCTGTAGTAGCTGGTCGTAGATGCGTTGCATCTTAGGTGTATCAACTGTGTGTATGTCTACACTACCTAATCGCACACCCTCATCCTCTACCTCTGAGAGTATAGCTAGCCAATACTTGTACTGGTATCGGCTAGTGGGTGAGCGAAGTCGTGCATAGTCCTTGCTATCTAGATATGCACTCATCAACTCATCAAAACTCATCAGGTATACCCTCCATAATAAGACTTATGAAACCATCTTGGTGTCGTATGTACGACTTTAATCTGTCGATGTGATCCTGCATATGCAGTATCTCTACAGACAAATCCTCTACGATACGTTTCTGGTTTACATCAACTGTAAAATCAAACTCATACTGGCGATCATTGTATGGCATGTATTCGCCTTCGATTACATTGTATGTATACATAACTTAATCCCTAGCCCACTTAGGCAATTCATATTCATCTTTATCTTTGAAAGCTTCCTCTAACAATTGCTTAGCACGTTGCTCTGCATATGTAGTTGAATGGCACTTCCACGCAATCTCATTTAGAAATTCAACACACTTAATTTCAAAGTCAGTCAACTTAACCTCCATTGTTTTCCTTACAGGTTCGTGTACGAAAGTACCCATCATACTCTGGAAACTTCTTGTGGAACTCACTCATAACTAAATCCTCTTGTCGTATGTACGACATTACTTGTCATAGTCAAACGGAAACATAATCTCAAAGGCAGCAGCAAGGGCGAATGCCCCTGCCGCTAGTTCTTTAGGCTGCAATGCGATCAAGTTGTGCCAACTGACGGAAAGCAGTTCCATGCAATACTCCACGCACCTTCTCCTCTAGCATCATTTGTTTACGAGAGACGTTAGCACCCTCACGTTTAGCCGATACGTGTGTAGACATATGAGTGAGTACGTTGTACAGGCGGTACATATTGTCCCCAATGTTGTAGCTATCCCACAAACCAACCAGTTCATCTAGTTGTTTCTTGTTCACTTCCATACCTGTGCGAGTCTTACGCTGTGCAACTTGATCAGAAAGGAAGCGGATAGCAATCTCACGTGGTAGGTGCACACGTTGTAAGTGCTTGTGCACCTCTGCCTCTTTCTCTAGCAGAGATGGGAACTCACTAGCAATCTCACCCATGCGTTCAGCATCAGCCAATGCTGTGTGACGTTGAGAGATACCAATGTCACGAGAGATAGACTCCATACCATTCAAGCAAGCAAGACGCATAATCATTGCATCCACCTGACGCTTGAAGCTTTGATCGTGTGAGTCATAGATGCGTAGCTTCATGCTAGTCTCCTCACCTACGATGCGTTTGAAGTCATGCTTAGGTAGCACAATGTCAGCACGGAAGGCAGCACCATTACTTACGTTACGGAAGTTCACCTCCGCATCAGTCAAGTCTAGGTCGGATGCAAACAACCCCTCCACTAGAGTGTTCCACATAGTAGCGAAGTTCTCAGGACGGTGGCGACTCTTGCCACTGCCAATCACCTCGTCAGTGAGAGGGTTGATTGTCCAGAAAGCATTGTCCACACGCACACCATTGCGTACCTGATGCTCACGTACAGGCTGGAAGTCCAACTCTGCAGGGATAGCGAAGCGGTTAAGTAGTTCGTTGTTAGTTAGTATAGTCATGATACACCTCTATCATTTATGTTATTGCGTTGATGATAATATTATTTAGATAAGTCTAAGTCAAGCACCTTGAACATACAAGGTACACCCATCTATTGTGATTGATTTCAATGTGTCAACGTTCAGTGTCTTGTAAGACTTGCGTTGCACATCATATACAGATACATAGTTAGGCTTACCTTCTAGGTTGTTGCGCCCACCTTTAGTACCTTTAGTCACACCAGTACGGCAGTTCATTACTCGCACTTCACCATCTTTCTTTACGAATGTTGCTGTGAAGATGCGACCTTTAGCATTGTCGATTAGGTTACGTAATACTTCTCGTTTCATTTCATTCTCCTACTGTCGTATCTACGACATTCCATTTCTTTCTTAGCCACTCAAGTGATACACCATCACCTGTCATGCTCTCTTGTATCCAAGTCTCTTTGTACTTAGCTACAAATCTATACGCCTTCTTCTTAGGCGGGTTGTGTAACGACCGCATATGTCGCTGTCGTTCTTTCATATCCACACCATTCTCTTCAGCCACACGTTTAATGAAGCCAGTAGAAGTGTGGTACTTAAGAGCTATCTCCCTAACCTTAAGATCATACTCTTGTATGTCTGCCAGTATCTTAGGGTAGATAGCTTTCAATCTATCTTCTCGCTTACTCATAGTCGAATACCATGACCTTATCATCCGCTGATGCGTTCATTAATACAAAGGGGCTACCACTCCATGCAATGCTACCCGCTTTGTACCCTCTGTAGTAGAAGTGATCGGCTTTGTACGGGTTGTATGTAACCATATAAGGGGTGGCAGCAAACACCTCTGCCTCCTCCTCTGGTACATCTTCCTTGATCCACTCACCTACAACACCAGCGTGTACATTCTTACGCTTCTCACGTAGCACACGCTCACGCCCTGCCTTACTTACCTTTGGCTTAGCATCCTTGAGTACAACGAAGTCCTCATGCGCCACCACTCTACCTTTGTCCTCACCTTCCATAGCTT